AGTAAATAATATTTATTATATTTGTATATAAATTTAATCTAAAATAATCTAAAATGTCAAAAAATTTAACACCAGAAGAGTTACAGAATTTACAAGCTCTTAATCAGGAATTTACTCAAGTAAAACTCAAGTTAGCTGATTCAGTTTATCAACAAGTTTTATATACGAAAGACTTGGATACAATAAGAGGAAAGTTTTCGTCTGTTGAAAAAGAGTTGTCAGAAAAGTATGGAGCTAATTCTGTTATTGATTTAGCAACTGGAGAAGTAAAAGAAAATCAACCAGCTGAAACAGCAGAGGTTATAGAATAAAAACAATATTTATGGCAAGAATTAGCAACACATCATCATATCCAATAATAACACCAGACGGTGCTGACTATTTTATATTGACTGATGCTGAAAATGACAATGCAACAAAAAACTGTTCTATAAGTAACTTACAATCTTACTTAGGAGTAGATACAGTAAAAGTTAGTGTTGCAATTTCACCAGCTAACTTGCAAGTTTTATCAACTCCATATACAATTATAGCCTCACCTGGTGAAGGATATACATATGACATTACAAATGTTTCTGTATTTATGGATTTTAACACTACTGTTTTTGATTTTTCTTCGGATGCTAGTTTAAAAATAGGATCTTATGTTGCTGGTACAATACCACAATCGATATTAAATTCAACATCAGATGTAGTGTATAAAATACAACCTGTTAGTGGCATATTAGCTGCTGACACACCTATAACTTTATCAGGTGGAAATGCTACAACTGGAGATGGTACTCTTTACATAAATATTACTTACAGAAAATTAAAATTAGATTCTACATTTTAATTAAATGGATATTAGAAAAATTTCTATAGGAGCAGACTATAAGTCTAGTGCTATGCATTATATAGCTGGACAGGAAGTTCTTGGGGGAAATTATAAAATTCATTTAATTCAAAAAGAAGTAAACGTTAATTCTTACAAAATTTGGATTGAAAAATCTAATGAAGTTTTTTTGTGGAAAGAATTTAATTCTAATATTCCTATTTCAATCGAATATAATATAAATTTCTAATGAAGTCACCTTTTTATTTCATTGTAAAACCTTACAATGGAAGAAGGTATGATAATGTAAAAAAGATAGGGGATGTGAACTTAATAATGAGTTCATCCAAAGAAGATCATACCGTTTCCAATAGGTTTGCAAAAGTTATTAGTACTCCAATTAATTATACAGGAGAAATTATTCCAGGTGATATTTTACTAGTTCACCATAATGTTTTTAAATTTTATAATGATATAAAAGGTCGTCAAAAAAGCGGTAAAAGTTTTTTTAAAGACGATTTGTTTTTTATAGAAGAGGATCAGTTTTTTATGTTTAAGCATAATGATAAATGGAAATGTCATTCTAAATATGTAATGATAAAACCAATATTAAAAAAAGATTCTTATATTAAAGGTTCTAATACTGAAGAACCATTAACTGGTATTATAAAATATATAAATTCTGAGCTATTAGAAAAAGGATTAAAGGAGGGTGATACTATTTGTTTTCAGCCTGAAAGTGAATATCCTTTTATTGTAGAAGAAGAAAAGCTATATAGAATGTTTACCAACAATATAACTATGGTTTTATAATATGGATGTTAAAGAAATAAAGTTACAAATAATAAAAGCTGGTGAAAAAGCTGTTATGCAACTTATTAAGGTTGCTGAAGAGCATATTATAAAATATGGAGAAGATGATGAATTAGCCGCTGATAAATTAAAAAATGCAGCAGCTACAAAAAAGTTAGCAATATTTGATGCTTTTGAAATACTAACTAGAATAGAGGAGGAAAAAAATTTAATAGAAGGAGTGAGTAAACCAAATAATAATACGTCTCAAGGATTTGCAGAAAGAAGATCAAAATAGCTTATATGTAAAGTTACCAAACTACATACCAAAAAGTATTGTTACAAATAAAAACAAAGCTAAAAACTGGGAGTACGGGTACAATGAAAAATATAATGTTGTTGTAATATCTAAAACTGGAAAAATATCAGATGTTATTTCTATAAATGGTTTAGCAATTGCCTTGCCTGAAAGACCAAAAAAAATACACAAAAGATCTGAAACTAAATCAGAACAATATTGGGAGTCATTTGAAGTCCCTTCTTTACTTAAAAAAATACCAACAATATTTCAATGGAATCAAACCTCGCCTAATTTTAAAAATCAGTGGGTAGAATATATTGAGTCAGAGTTTGACAAGAGAGATGAAGGTTTTTGGTTTATGAATAATGGTAAGCCTACATATATTACTGGTTCTCATTATATGTATTTGCAGTGGACTAAGATTGATATTGGATTACCAGATTTTAGGGAAGCAAATAGAATTTTTTATATTTATTGGGAAGCTTGTAAAGCAGATAAAAGAAGCTTTGGTATATGCTATTTAAAAATTAGACGTTCTGGATTTTCATATATGGGTAGTGAGGAATGTGCTAATATAGCTACAATATCTAAAGATTCTAGAATAGGTATTTTATCTAAAACAGGAGCTGATGCAAAAAAAATGTTTACTGATAAAGTAGTTCCTATATCTAACAATTACCCTTTCTTTTTTAAGCCAGTACAAGATGGTATGGATAAGCCTAAAACAGAATTAGCTTATCGTGTACCAGCCTCAAAGATTACTAAAAAAAATATGTATGAAGAGGATCAAGAACAGATAGAGGGATTAGATACAACTATTGACTGGAAAAACACAGGAGACAACTCTTATGATGGTGAAAAACTAAAACTACTTGTTCACGATGAAAGTGGTAAATGGGAAAAACCAAGTAATATTTTAAATAACTGGAGGGTAACTAAAACTTGTTTACGATTAGGTAGTAAGATTATAGGAAAGTGTATGATGGGATCTACATCTAACGCACTAGACAAGGGTGGTAACAACTTTAAAAAATTATATAACGATTCTTCTACAAATCAAAGAAACTCAAATGGTCAAACTAAAAGCGGGTTATATTCCCTTTTCGTCCCAATGGAGTATAATATGGAGGGATTTATTGATATTTATGGTATGCCAGTTTTAGATAACCCAAAAATACCCAAGCTGGGTATTGATGGAGAAATGATCACTAAAGGTGCTGTTACCTATTGGCAAAATGAGGTAGACTCTTTGAAAAATGATGCAGATGCATTAAATGAATTTTATAGACAATTCCCAAGAACAGAGTCACACGCATTTAGAGATGAAAGTAAGCAGTCTTTGTTTAATTTAACAAAAATATATCAGCAAATAGATTACAATGATTCTTTAATAAAAGACAGATTTTTAACTAGAGGTAATTTTAGTTGGAAGAATGGAATTAAAGATGGAGAAGTTTTATGGAGTCCAGATAATAGGGGTAGGTTTTTAATTTCTTGGACACCTAAAAAACAATTGCAAAATAATAGTTATATTAAGAACGGCAGAAAGTTTCCAGGTAATGATCATATAGGTGCATTTGGTTGTGATAGTTATGATATATCAGGAACTGTTGGAGGTGGAGGATCTAATGGCGCTCTTCACGGAGTTACTAGATTTAATATGGATGATGCTCCTAGCAATGAGTTTTTTTTAGAATATGTAGCTCGTCCTCAAACTGCTGAGATATTTTTTGAAGAAGTATTAATGGCTTGTGTGTTTTATGGTATGCCTATTTTAGTTGAAAATAATAAACCTAGATTGCTGTATCATTTTAAAAACAGAGGTTATAGAGGTTATAGTATTAATAGACCTGATAAAGCATATAATAAATTGTCTAAAACTGAAAAAGAGCTAGGAGGTATACCAAATTCAAGCGAAGATGTTAAGCAGTCTCACGCTGCGTCTATAGAATCTTACATAGAAAAATATGTAGGAATTGATTTTAGTGGAGATTATAGAGACCCTGATTTAATTGGAAATATGTATTTTAGTCGTACTTTAGAGGATTGGGCTAGGTTTGATATTAATAATAGAACTAAGTTTGATGCAACAATTAGTTCTGGGTTAGCATTAATGGCTATACAAAAGCATTTGTATCAAGCCGTTAAAAAAGAGTCAAAAATAAAGTTTAACTTTGCAAGATATGACAATAAGGGAAGTTACAGCAAAATTATAAGGTAAATGCAAGATGTAAAAATAGACATTAATCCTATGGGTTTTCCAAGTCAGTTTGTTTCTGATTCAACAAAGAAGACTCTAGAGTTTGGATTACAAATAGGGCAAGCCATACAATACGAGTGGTTTAGAAAAGACGGAAATACAAATAGGTTTTACAATCAATGGGGAGACTTTCATAGGTTAAGACTTTATGCTAGAGGAGAACAGTCTGTATCTAAATATAAAAACGAATTAGCAGTGGATGGTGATTTAAGTTACTTAAATCTTGACTGGACTCCTGTTCCTATAATTCCAAAGTTTGTAGATATTGTTGTTAACGGAATGTCAGATAGGATATTTCAAGTAAAGGCGTATGCACAAGACGCTATGTCTATGGACAGAAGAAATGAGTATCAGCGTATGATAGCTGCTGATATGGCTTCTAAAGAATTAATTACACAAGTAAATAAAGATTTTGATATTAATGCTTTTTCTAGTAATGTAGATGAGTTACCTAACGATAGTGAGGAATTGGCTCTACATATGCAGATGAAATATAAACCATCAATAGAAATAGCAGAAGAAGAAGCTATAAATACTGTATTTGAAGAAAATAAATATTTAGAAATAAAAAGACGTTTAGATTACGATCAAACAGTTTTAGGTATATCTGTAGCTAGACATTCTTTTTTACCTGGTGATGGAATAAAAATAGATTATGTAGATCCAGCTAATTTAGTTTATAGCTATACTGAAGATCCTCATTTTAAAGATTGTTTCTATTGGGGTGAAATAAAAACACTACCAATAATTGAATTGAAGAAAATAGATCCAACTCTTACTAAAGAGGATATGGAAGAAATTTCTAAGTACAGTCAAAGCTGGTACGATTATCACAATACATCTCAGTTTTATAATAATAGTTTATTCAGTAAAGATAGCGCTACAGTTTTGTTTTTTAATTACAAAACCACAAACACATTTACTTATAAAAAGAAAATTAATAATGTAGGTGCTGAAAAAGTTATTGAAAAAACAGATGATTTTAATCCTTCTGTTGAAATGATGGAAGAGGGTAAGTTTAAAAAAGTTTCTAAAACTATTGACGTATGGTATGAGGGAGTTATGGTTATGGGTACTAACATTATGCTGAAGTGGGAAATGGCAGAAAATATGGCACGACCACAATCAGCTAGTCAAAATGTATATCCAGAGTTTATAGCTTGCGCACCTAGAATGTATAAAGGTGTTGTTGAATCTTTAGTAAGACGTATGATTACGTTTGCTGATTTAATTCAGATTACACATTTAAAATTACAACAAGTACTTTCTAAGGTTGTACCTGATGGTGTTTTTATAGATGCAGATGGATTAAATGAGGTTGATCTTGGTACTGGAGCTGCTTATAATCCAGAGGATGCATTAAGAATGTATTTTCAAACTGGTTCTGTTATAGGTAGAAGCTATACTCAGGATGGAGATTATAATCAGGCTAAAGTTCCAATTCAACAATTAACAGCTAGTTCTGGTCAGTCTAAAATACAAAGTTTAATAGGTACATATAATCATTACTTAAATATGATGAGAGATGTAACTGGACTAAACGAGGCTAGAGACGGATCTTTACCTAATGAAAATTCATTAGTAGGATTACAAAAAATGGCTGCATTAAATAGTAATACAGCTACAAGACATATATTACAAGCAGGTTTAAGTATTACTCAAAATTTAGCAACTGCGTTGTCATCAAGAATAGCTGATGTTTTAGAGTATGCTGACTTTAAAGAAGAGTTTATAAACCAAATTGGTAAATACAATGTTTCTGTATTAAATGAAATAACAAATTTATATTTAAGTGACTTTGGTATTTTTATTGAGGTAACTCCTGATGAAGAAGAAAAAGCAATGCTTGAAAAAAATATTCAAATGGCATTGCAAAGAGATTCTATAAATTTAGAGGATGCTATTGATATTAGAGAGATTAAAAACTTAAAGGTTGCAAATCAAGTTCTTAAATTAAAAAGAAAAAGAAAACAAGAAGCAGAGGAAAAAGCAAAAGCAGCGGCAGCTCAACAGCAGGCTCAAATAAATCAACAGTCTCAGCAAATGGCAGCTCAAGCAGCTATGCAAAAACTACAAGCAGAAACACAAGCTAAGGTTCAATTACAGCAGAGCGATATGCAATTTCAAGTACAGAAAATGCAAGGTGAGGCTTCTATAAAATCAGAGTTAATGAAATTAGAGTTTGATCTACAAATGAAACTTAAAGGAGTTGAGGTAGAAGCAATGTCTAAAAGAGAAGATCAGAGAGAAACTGCAAAG